TTGTAATCAAACCTACAAGTGGAACAGTAACTGCAACAAACCCAACTTACACAATGACAGCATTGGTAACCCAATACTCACCATTCGCATCAAGCGTTGGCGATATTGCTACACTTTCTGTTACTTGGCCTGTATCTGGTTCAGTAGTTCGCGGAACTGCTGCCTAATTAAAAAGGAAACAAATGAAAATCAACCTGCGCGTGAATTACAATGATGGTAATTCTAAAGAAATAGTTTGTTCAGCAAGAGACCTAGTTGCGTTTGAAGAAAAGTACAGCAGGTCAGTAGCAAAACTCGAAGCCGAGTTCAAACTTACTGACCTGCTTTTCTTAGCGTGGCATAGTGAAAAAAGAACCAACTCAACTAAAAAAGAATTTGATAACTGGTTAGACGAAGTTGATGAAATTGGTGTAAGCGAGAACGACCCAAAATAATTCCGCTCGGAGATACTTCTGAGCATTGGTTTATTGCTTATTTGGCTTGTGAAACAGGAATTGCGCCCTCTTTGCTATTAGAGCAGTCTGAGCGTATGCTTTTCACAATGGGAATGTACTTGCGTTGGAGAGCTTCCGAACAAAATAAGAGGTAATTGTGGCCATTGGACTAGAAACCCAAGTTCGTGGACTTCGTGAAACTCTAATTGAATTGCGTAATTTAGATAAAACTTTATATACTCAATTAAATTCTGATATTAAAAACTCTGCATTACCTTTTGCTAAAAGTATTGAAATGGCTTTACCTAAATCTGCACCTTTATCTGATGCAAGTGGTAAATCTGGTTTTACTCACAATGGAGCAACTGCATTCAAAGTTTCAGAAAATAAAACTTCTGTAAAAACCAGCACTAAAAGGCCAAGAGGTAATGAAAAAGTATCTTTGTTAAAAGTTATTGTTAAAGGTCGTGGTTTAGCTATTGCTGATATGGCTGGTCGTAAGAGAACTACTGGTCGTTCATCTGGTCGTTCAAGACCATCTGCTCGTAGACCAACTGGTTACAGATTGAATGGTCAAGGCACAGCACTTATCAGAAACTTAAATAAGGTTCACGGAGCTTCACGTTTTGTTTGGCCTGCCGCTTTGAAAAATCAGAATTTGATTGATAATAGTATTGAACGTTCTTTGCAAGAAGCATCTGCAAGGGTAAACAGAAACTTATTGGTGGTTAATTAATGGCAATTATTGTACCGATTCTCACGCAATTTGATGATAAAGGTATCAAAAAAGCGGTTAGAGAATTTGAAAGAGCCAAGGGCGCGTTTGATAAAACAGGCGTTGTTGTTAATTATGCTGCCGATTCTGCAATCAGACTTGGTTCAACTCTTACTAGAACTTTAACTCCAGCAATTCTTGCTCTTGGAGCAGCAGCATATAAAGCAACACAACTTGCTTCCGATATGGCTGAAACTCAATCCAAAGTTAGAGACTTTGGTAAGGCAGCAGCCAGAAATATTGGTATGTCTGAACAAGAAGCCCTTGATGCAGCTTCAACTTTTGCTTTATTCGCTAAACAAGCAGGCAAATCAGGTCAAGAACTAAATAATTTTTCTAAAGATTTTGTAACATTAGCCGCAGATTTTGCTTCTTTTTACAATACTGACCCTCAAGATGCCATTATCGCAATTGGTGCTGCACTTCGTGGAGAATCAGAACCAATTAGACGTTTTAATATTTTACTTGATGAACAAACAATTAAAACTAGGGCATTAAAACTTGGAATCATTGACAACATAAATCAAGCTCTTACCCCGCAACAAAAAGTATTAGCAAGAACCGCTGAAATTTTTGCTCAATCATCAGTCGCACAAGGTGATTTTCAAAGAACCTCTGAGGGATTAGCAAACCAGCAAAGAATATTAAAAGCAGAACTAACAAATTTGACAACTGAATTTGGTAGAGCATTTATGCCAATAATGTTACAAGTTGTTAGTGTTGTAAGAGACCAAGTCATACCTAGACTTCAAGGTTTTACCCAAGCATTTCAAAAATTAAGTCCTGAGACTATAAACGCAGTCACAAAACTAGGATTGTTTTTAGTTATTCTTGGTCCTCTTTTAATTGGTATTGGTTATTTAGCAAAAGCACTTTTAACTTTGTCAAGAGTTTTTGTTATTTTGCAAACAAGTATTTTAAGAATACCATTAGCAATTGCTTTATTGATAGGTGTGTTCGCTGCACAGTCTGATGCTCAATATCAACTTGCAAAAGAAACAGGCGATACCTGGGGTCAAATAACAAGATTAGTTGTTGTTGGTATTAAAACAATGTTATTTGCAATTGACCGAGTTATTGATGGATTCAAATTTATAGGTTTTGTTTTAGATTACGCTTCTGCTCGTTTTGATAATTTCATAAATATCATAACTGGCAAGGGTGGCAAGTCTATGATGTCATTCGAACAGCAATTGTCATCATTCAAATTTTCTAATCTTGCTGGTGGTTTAGATAGCGCTGTTGCCGCATTTAGTGAATTTAATGCTGAAGTTGCTGGTGCTGCTAAAGAATCTAAGATTATGGCCGCTGAGGCACAATTATTGGCTGCTCAGGCTGCAAAAGTTACAGAAGAATTTGATGGTCAAACAAAAGCAATAGGCAAAAATACTGAGGCTCTTAAAAAAGCCAAGCAAGCAGCAAAAGAAGCCGCACAGGCAATTGTTGATAATCTTGAAGATTCTTTACGCAGAGCAGAAAATGCTCTGGATGACGTTAGAGGTAAGTTTAATGATTTCAAGGGTGCAATAGGAAGCACTATCACAGGTATTTTAGATTTTGGTAAAGCAGCTGAATCTGAAGATTTCTTAAAAGGTCTAGCAGACCAAGCAACACAAGCAACAGCTTTTGCTGACAAAGTTAAACAACTTGTTGTTCTTGGATTGAATGAACGTGCTATTCGTCAAGTTCTCAATGCAGGGTTTGAAGCAGGTTCAAAGATTGCTGACAGCATCATTATCGGTGGTTCAACTGTTGTTCAGCAAATAAACACTCTTGTTGATGCTGTCGATTCAGTTGCTAACCAAGTTGGTGAATTTGGTGCGCAAACATTTTATCAAGCAGGTGTAACACAAGGTGAAGCGCTTGTTGCTGGTATAAGAGCAGCATTAGAGGGAGCGAGAGCAGACCTAAAAAAAATAATCGACTCTTTGGCAACTGGAGACCCTGTTCCACCGAAAACTACAAAAACAACAAAAACTTCAGGAAAAATTACAACTGTTCTTCCACCAGATACTTCTGGGTTTGGGTTGAATAGATTTTCGCGTTTGGCTAAAGGTGGAATTGTTACAGGACCAACTAATGCACTTATTGGTGAAGCAGGCCCTGAAGCTGTTATTCCTTTGTCTGGTGCTAACTCTGTTGGAATGGGAAATACTTTTAACATAACTGTTAATGCTGGTATTGGTACTGATGGTGCTGTTGTTGGCCGTCAAATTGTTGATGCAATCAGAAAATATGAACGCTCATCTGGTCAAGTGTTTGTGAGAGTCTAAATGGCTTTACCAACAAAAACAGTTGAGATTGGTTTTGATTTATCTGCTTCAGGCGCACCATTTTTTACACTTGATGACCCTGTTGCTGGTGTTTTAGATAACACAGATTTTACTCTTGGTGGAACACTTTTTTATGATGTAACAGATTATGTAATCACAATTAACTCTCAACGTGGCCGTAACCGAGAACTTGATAAATACAATGCTGGTTCTTTAGATGTTGTTTTTGATAACACCACAAGAGTTTTTGACCCAGAATACACAGCTTCACCTTTTAATGGACAGATTGTCCCTCACCGCGAAATCCGTATCAAATCAAATGGCACAGCAGTTTTTTATGGTCTTATTGATGATTGGAATTTGAGCTACAACCCATCTGGGGATAACACGGCTTCTGCTTTAGCTTCTGATGGTTTCACTTTGCTTGCAACACAATCTTTATCAGCTCATACAGCTACACCTCAATTGACTGGTGAAAGAATTAGCGCAGTTTTAGATAGACCTGAAGTTAATTGGCCTGCTAGTGCAAGAAATATTGATGCTGGTCAAATTAATTTGCAAGGTGATGAGGTTTCTGATGGAACTGGTGCTTTGAACTATATGCAGATTGTGGAACAAACTGAACCTGGTTCATTGTTTATTTCTAAAGATGGTTTTGTTACTTTTCAAGATTCTTTGACTGGTCCATCTTCTGCTACTTCTGTTGATTTAACTGATGATGGTTCTGGTATTCCTTTTTCTGGTATTTCTGTTGTTTATGGTTCTGAGCTTTTGTATAACCGAGTTGTTGTGACTAGGGCTGGTGGTTTGCCTCAAACTGCTGAGGATTCTGATTCTCAGGCTGCTTATGGTATTTCTTCTTTGAACTTGGATGGTTTGTTGTTTGATAATGATGGAGATGCGCTTGATTTAGCTCAGTTTTTAGTTGGTCAATATTCTGAGCCTGAGTATCGTTTTGATTCTTTAACTGTTCAAATGTCTGAGCTGACAACTGTTCAACAGAATCAGTTGCTGACTTTGGAATTGACTGACCAGGTTCGTATCAAGTTCACACCAAACGGCATTGGTGATGCAATTGTCAAGTATGCAGGTATTACTGGTATTGAGCACAGAATCGGTATTTTCATTCACGAACTTACTTTTAGATTTGAAACCCTTGATTATGCAGCGTTTGTTCTTGATGACCCTGTCTTTGGTGTGTTGGCTGGTGTTACAACGTTTGATTTGAGCAGCGTGACATATGACAGTTCCGCTATAAACTATGATGGTAATGACTTAGGTTTCTCTAACAGGTTAGGTGCATAGTGGCCAGTAATTTCCCAACAAGTTTGGATAACTTCACTAATCCGTCATCTGGTAATACTTTGGATTCACCATCTCATTCTTTGCAACACTCTGACATAAATGATGCTGTTGAGGCTTTGGAAGCAAAACTTGGTATTGGTGCTTCTCCTGCTGGTTCTGCAACAAGTGGTCAAGTTTTAACTGCTGGTACTGCTGGAACAACAACTTGGTCTACACCTAATGCTGCTGGTTTAACTTTAATTAAAACTCAGTCCTTTAGTGCTGTTGCATCAACAAGTGTTGATGATGTGTTTAGTGCAACCTATGATAACTATAAAATTATTTGTGCTTTTACAAGTGGTGATGTTAATGTGAATTGGCGTTTGCGTGTAAGTGGTGCAGATAATACAACTTCAAATTACCATTCACATAGACAAGCCAGTGATACTAATGCAACAACTTATTCTGCTGCTTCTAATGCTGCTGGAACTTCTTTTCAATTTACTTCTTCTGCTGGTGCTAACAGTGTTAAAGGAGTAGATTTTACAGTTTATAATCCTTTTGCAACTAATAACACTTTATTTAATGGAATGCATAGTTATAGTTCTGCTTCTGGTGCTGGATTATATAGTGGTGGAAATGTTCACGGCGGTTTTTCTGCAACAACTTCCTTTACTGGTTTTTCTATTATTCCAACTTCAGGAAATATTACTGGCTCGGTTAGCGTGTTTGGAATAAGTAAATAATGAGTGAACAAATATTTGTACAAATTAATGATGAACGTGTTGAATTAACTGGTCAAGCATTAGAGAATTTTCTTGATGACCGCGTTCAAATGCAAGCAGAATACGAAACCCAACAACAAGCCCAAATCGAACGCGCAACCAAACTAGCCTCAGCCATCACCAAACTAAAAGCACTCGGCCTCACAGAAACCGAAGCCAAAATCATAATCGGTATAGAATAAGAAACAACCTAGGAGAACAATGCCATTCAGAATATTTGCAGCAGGAGAAGTCCTGAGTGCAGCAAACGTAAACGATTATCTAGCTGAACAAGCAATAGCCACCTTCGCAGGAACGGCTGCACGCTCATCAGCAATTGCATCCCCATCAGAGGGACAATTTGCCTACCTACAAGACACAGACCAACTTTCTTATTACACAGGTTCAGCTTGGGTTACAGCACCAGGAGCACGACCACTTCTTATTGCACCTGAAGAACGTGTAAACGTTTCCGCTTCAACAGCAACAGGCACAGTAACAATAAATTCAGCAACAGATTCAGTCACCTATTTTACAGCTAACGCTTCAGCAAACTTCACAGTCAATCTTCGTGGCAACGCTTCTTTGACAATGAATGATGCTCTTGAAACAGGTGAAGCTATTACTTCAGTATTTTTGAACACAAACGGAACAACAGCTTATTACCCAACAGCTTTCCAAGTTGATGGAGCTTCTGTTACACCTAAGTTTCAAGGTGGTGCAGCGTTTTCTGCTGGTAATGCTTCGTCTATTGATTCTTATTCGTTTACTGTTATTAAGACTGCTGGTTCTGCGTTTACTGTTTTGGCTTCGCAAACCCAGTTCAAATAAAAGGGAATCATAGATGCCTATTGTTGGTTCTTTTGCTGGTGCTTCAGCACGCGCCTATGGTTTAGGTGCAGGTGGAGTACAAATTGGTGACTTTGAATCTATACAAACTATTACTCTTACAACTACTACAGCAAGCATTGAGTTCATTTCTATCCCAGCGACCTACACACATTTACAAATTCGTGGACTGTTAAGAACTTCAACTGCGAATACTAATTTTGATAATGCTTTAATGCAATTAAATTCTGATACAGCATCAAATTATTCTTGGCATTTAATACAAGGAACAGGTGCATCTGCTGGTTCTGGTGCTGGAAGTTCTCAAACTTCTATGCGTTGTGGTGAAATACCTAGAAATAATGTTACTGCTTCTGTTTTTGGTGTTGTTGTTATAGATATTCTTGATTACGCTAATACTAATAAATATAAAACTATTAGAACTATAAATGGTGTTGATGCTAATGGTAGTGGGGCTGCCCGATTGGATTCAGGTAATTGGCGTAATACTGCTGCTATTTCAAGTATCAAAATTTTTCCTGATGCAAACAGTTTTGTTCAATACTCTAGTCTTGCTTTGTATGGGGTGAAAGCGTAAATGCCTAAAACATACGAACCAATAGCAACCACAACAGCAACAGGGTCGAGTGCAACAATAACTTTTAGTTCTATTCCTCAAACATACACCGATTTAGTTCTTGTTGTAAACGCAGGTTCTACAACTGTTGATAATTTTGCTTATGCAGAATTTAATAATGATACTAACATTAGTAACTATTCTTATACAACTTTGTATGGAAATGGAACTTCAGCACTTAGTGCTAGGGCTACTGGTGGTTATTTTAGTGCCTATATTGGGGTTGGTACTGCCATAGAAACTGTTTCTATTGTTAATATACAAAATTATACAAACGCTTCAACATTCAAAACTTTTTTAAGTAGAACATCAAGGGCAACCTCTGAGGGTACTTATAAAGGTACAGAAATTGTTTGTAATCTTTGGAGAAATACAAACGCAATAACTACAATTAAAATAAATTCTTATTCAACTTATAATTTTATTACAGGTTCAACTTTTACTCTTTATGGGATTAAGGCAGCATAATGGCTAATACTTTTGTTAAAATTTCAACTGTTACTGTTGGTTCAGGTGGTGCTGCAAATATTGAGTTCACTAGCATTCCTCAAACTTATACTGATTTAAAACTTGTTGTTTCTGGTCGTGGCGATTTTGCTGGTACTAGAGAAAAATATGCTTTAAAATTTAACAATAGTTCAACTGACTACACTTTTAGACGACTTGCAGGTTATGATAGTAATTCTGTTTTAAGTGACACAGACCAAGCCCCACAAGCAACAGGTAATACTGCCACTGCTTCAGTTTTTGCTAGCGCAGAATATTATATTCCTAATTACACAGGTGCTAATTATAAGTCTTGGTCAGCAGATAGTGTTACAGAAAATAATTCTTCAAGTTCTTGGATTGTTGATTTGAATGCTGCTTTGTGGTCTAATACTGCTGCTATTACTTCTATGCAAATTATTATTCAAGGTCCAGCAAATTTTGTTCAGTATTCTACTGCTACTTTGTATGGCATAAAATCTAGTTAAAAGAAAAGGAAAACAAATAATGGCAAACCCAACAAAACTCGTAGTCGATTGCTCAACAGGCATCACCGAGGAAATAGAACTAACAGATGCCGAAGTGGCACAAAGAGAAGCAGACGCTGAAGCATACGCTGAAACCAAAGCCCTAGAAGAAGCAGCGAAAGAAGAAGCCGAAGCCAAAAAAGTTTCAGGCAAAGCCAAACTTAAAGCACTCGGTTTATCTGATGCTGAAATAGAAGCGCTGGTTGGCTAATGAAACTATCAATCGTAAAAGACGTTGTAATGCGTTCTATCGCACTATTTTTAACAATGGCTTTACCTGCTATCGGTGCTGGTGCTTTTGCTGGTGTTGAACCAGTCCAATCAGCTCTTATTGCTGGGGCGCTTGGTGTGTCTAAGGTGCTTACAGATTTAGCCAAAGCATTCTTGGATGATGGACAACTTACACAAGATGAAGTTGATGCTGTATTCAAACGCGCTAATAAAAAAGGTGAGGGTGGCAAGTAATAATGGGTTTACCTATTAAAGACGGCAAAATCACAACTCCTTTTGGTAAAAAAGGCAAGATGTGGTCCTCTGGTGCTCATACTGGGGTAGATTTTGCAGTCCCATCAGGTACTGACATTGTTGCTGTTGCTGACGGAAAAGTTGCAAACGCTAATTGGGGCAAAGCCTATGGTGTGCAAATAGTTCAAAAAATTGATAGTCAAGATACTTGGGTTATTTATGCGCATCTTTCCAAATCACTTGTTAAACCTGGTGATGAAATTAAAAAAGGTCAGCACATAGGCGAATCAGGTAATACTGGTAATTCTTCTGGTCCACATTTGCATTTTGAAATGCGTGACAACATTCGTTGGTCAGCAGGAAAAGATTTAGACCCTAAAGGAATACTGGAAGCCTAATTGAACAAGCGCGTCAAACTGCGCTTATTCTT